GTCGGATGGCAGCAGTTCATCGGCGAAGCCCTGCTCCACCGCTTCCGCGCCACCGATCCACGTTTCGCTGTCCATCAGCTTCGCGGCTTGCTTAACGCTCAGCCCCGTGCGCGCCGCGTATAGGTCGGCGGCCATGCCGTCGAAGGGTTCGAGCCAATCGGCAACGTCTCGCATGTCGTTGCGGTTGCCGATCGCCATAACCCAGACGTTGTGAATCATCACGAACCCAGCGCGCGCAATCTGGATCGTGTCGCCCGCAAGCATCACGACGGACGCCGCCGACGCCGCGAGCCCGAGCACTTTTACCGTCACGTTCTTCGGGTGCTCGCGCAGGACGTTGTAGATCGCGAGGCCTTCGAAGAAATCGCCGCCGGGCGAGTTGATCTCGACGGTGACTGGCTTGTTGCCGATCGCGCGCAGGGCGCCGGAGACGCGCTTGGCCGTGACGCCTTCGCCCGTCCAAAAATCCATCCCGATCACGTCCATGATGGAAATAATCGTGTTGTCGGTCTTGCCATCATCCGCAGCGGCAGCAACAGAACGTAGGTCAGGATTCCAGCGCTCCAGCGCTCTTGGCGAGATGTCAGATTCCACATTCGGATGGCGCGCGAGTTGGGGCGCCGCCGGAATCGTGCGGAGGGTCATTTTGGCTCTTTCTCAGTTCAAGCCGCGAGCAGGAAGTCGTTATCGAGGGCGAAGTTGTCGACGCCGCTGGCCGCGCCGGCCGTGATCTTCACGCGCCGTTCTATGAGTGCGCCGTTTGCTGTGACGTGTACCGCGGCTGCGCCTGGAATGAGCGAGACGCGCGTCCTGCGAATTATGCCGTGCGCGGCCGCATCGCCGGATGCGGTGCCGGGAATGATCGCGAGCGCCCATTGAAGTGTCTGCCCCTGCGCCGTGACGGTTCCGACCGCATGGCCGGGGATGAGTTCGGCTCGAGCGACGAGCAGCGCACCAAGCGCAAGGCCATCAATCTCGACCGCGCGCGAAAATCGCCCGCCACCGGACACGGCGGGCGTGGTGACGACAACGCCAGTCGCGATCCCGGAGACAAGTGACGCGACGGCCTGAACCGTATCGCCCGACGCTGAGCCGTCTGCGTCGTCGCCTGATGCCGTTCCGGAAACGACCGATGCAGCCGAGGTAATGACCGCGCCGCCGGTGCTCGCCCCGCCGGTCGCGGCGCCGTCTATGGACGAGGCGGCGGCGGTGAGTGTCGCGCCGTCTGCCTGGCTAGCGCCTTCTGCGGAGCCCGAAAGGAAGCTTGCCGTGGCGACGACAACGGCGCCCGCGGCCTCTGCCGCTCCGGACGCAGCGCCGGCAACGGTGGACGCCGTCGCTGTGATCGCGGCCCCTGAAGCGTCTGCGGCCCCGGTTGCGGCCCCCGATACCGCGCTCGCCGTCGCGGTGAGTGTTGCGCCTGATGCGGTTGCTGCCCCTGACGCTGCGCCGCTCACCAGGCTCGCGGCCGCCGTCAGCGTAACGCCGGCAACCGTCGCCCCGCCTGTCGCCGTCCCGGCAACCGTGGTTGCGGTAGCGGTGAGCGTTACGCCCGATGCGTTCCCGTCAACGCTACCGCCCTGAGCGAGTAGAAGGCTCACTTACGCGCCCCTATTCCTCCGTCCACATGACTGAATACTGATGGATCTGTCCTGCGATGAGGGCAACGTCGTTGTGGTCGATGGCCAGATATTGGTTAACGCCACGCAATGTAATTGGTTGAATGTTGCCATCACCCATGCCTCGGCCTTGAGTTCCGGTGATCATCTCAACGCCGGATAGTTCTATGATGCCCGCTGGCGTCGCGGGGCGAGGAGCTGGCGTGGCGATAGAAACAGCCCGGATAGTGCCGACCAAAGTTCCAGGCGTCGGGTCGGTGGAGAAGTGCCCGACCTGAGCGGCGGTTGCTGCGGCATTAGCGCTGTCGAAAGGAACGGGCGTTCCAGCCGAGACAAAAACGCCGCCCGCGTAAAGCGTCGAGTATTTCTTGAGAAAGAACTGAGCAGACCCGGCGGCAGTCGTCTGTGTAAAAATCCACATGGCCGTGACGCGGACTGTCTTCGTCGCCGACCCCGCAATGATAACTAGATTATTCGGTGTCGCCACGGGGGTAAAGAATGACGAAATGCCATAGGTCGCGGACGTATTGATGGGGCGCCCGTCGGTCCCATAGAGCGTGACGCGCGCAGCCTTGCTCGTCGGGTCGATTCGCAGCTCGTCGGCACTGTTGTCGGATTTTAGTAGAATGCTCATGCCGTCACCCAGCGCACTGAGCGGTCGCCCCATATCCTGCCGATCATCGGGTGCCCGTGAATGCGAAAACTCGACGCGGTCAGAAACTCGCAGACAAAAACCGCGCGATCGACGCGCACATCGTCCGCCGTGTGGTTTGCCGTCGCCTCTGCCATGTCGAATGCCTCGATATAGCTCGCGCCCGAAAGCCCGGATTGACCCGTGACATCGACGGACGCCTCGTGAACGCCGCCGGTTGCAGCGCCAAAGTTCATTGTCGCGGTGCCGGTCGCCATCAGTTTTGGATTCGCAGGATTGATTCGGTCAGGTCGAACAGCCCTGCTGTCGAGATGATGTCGCTGCCGAAGTCGATGTAGGCGACGAGTTCGTCCGCACTCGCCAGCCCGCCGCGCGATTTGTAGTAGACCGCCCCGCGCGCCGTGATCGTTGCTGCGGGCCAGCTCGCCGCGCCGAGTTCGGTATCGATGCGATCGTTCGCGGTGTCGTTCGTGACGGTGACTGCCGCAACTTCGCCGCCGGCAACGTAGCCAGCCCCCACGACCTCGTTCGTGACGTTCGACCGCTTGGTATGCGTGTCCTTGTTCGGCGCGTACGTCGAAGTGACGAGCATCACCTTGAACGTGTCGGTGTCAAAGTCGATGGCGCCGGTAAGTGCGTCGTTTAGCGCGCTGTTGAAAATGAGCGAGGCCATCTAGCTTTCCTCTACTTCGCGCGTGACTGTTTCGGATATGCGCCCCGCCGCGTCGTGCTTCGTGACCTGCATGACCTTCGCCTTTGGCGGCGGCGCTGGAGATGCTGGCTCCGGCCGGCCAGCATCCGCGAGCGGAATCAGCGTCGAATTGACGAGCGGTTTGTCGCCATCTGGCCCGAGGCTCGGCCGGTTTTGCTTCTTGCGGCCCTCGTTCGGCGTCAATTGCGCGTTCTGCACCATCTGCGCGAGCAATGCCCCGCGCGCCGCGCTATCGCCCTGCATCAGCCCGTCCCGGTCGAATTCGGCGTACAATTCGCGACGTTCGGCGGCATTGAGCAGCCACCGGTTGATGGCCTTCTCGATTGTCGAGAGAAACGCATCGAGGCCGATCGTGCGCCATGACGAGATGATGTTTTCAACGCCGGTTCCCCACATCGTCTGCCCTTCGGCAGCGTGGCCCACGAGAATCGGCGGCACACCCATGAATCGGCAGATGTCCTCGACGTTGAACCGGCGGTTCAGCATCATCTCGGCGTCTTTGGGGTTGATGTTGATCGTCTTCACGTCGAACCCGGCCTCGAGGATGCCCCAGTCGGCGCCTTGCGGGCCGCTGAGCGGGTCGATCAGCACTTTCTTCGCCTGATCGCGCTGTGGCTGCGTCAAAAGCTGCGGGACGGTGAAAAATCCCTTCGCCCGCATCCCGCGTGAGAACGTCTGCGAGACGGAGCGCTCGGTGGCGAGCGCGATGGCGAGGCTCCGGCGCGCGGCGGCGAGTGGCGACGTTCCGCGATCGCCGAACTCGTAGCAGTGCCGGATGTGGAACACCTTCTCGCGCGGAAGGTCGATCTCCTTGCGCGTGACGAAGTCGTAGGACCGATACCGGAGTTCGCCGTCCAGATTCCGGTAGGGGTACGTGTCGAACGGCAGCAATTCGAGTGAGATCAGCCGACCGTCGTTCGCCTGGATCTTCTCGGCGTAGCTGTCCCCGCGCGTGCAGAGCCCGACGGCCTGCGAGCTCCAGAATTCCTGGCTCGTGTTGTCGGCGTTCGGCTCGCTCGAGATAATCCGCGCGACCGGATGCTCCGGCGCCGGCACGCGCTCGTCGTTCTCCGCGCGGCGGTAGAATTTTAGCGGCAACGTGCCGGTGACGTCGGCGTAAAGCCGCTGGCAGCGGAACCACGCAGAGACTTTCTTCGCGGTTTCAGCGGTGACGGCCTCGCCCGCCCAGCCGTAGTCGTCGCCGCCGGCATAGAGCGGAGAGTCGCGATCCCTCGCTGTAAAAACCTTGCCGCGCCAGAATTCCCAATTGAACCACGACATCAGGCGGTCTTAATTTTCCGACCTGGAAAACCGATCCACCCACAGGCGAAGGGTGGCAACATTTAGCGTCAGTTGGGCAGCCTGTTCTCCTAATTCGTCAACAAGTTGCGCAAACCGATCTGCTTGAATTTGTCGTAGCGACCTTTCGACGACTTTGCCCTCGGCGAGTTCAACCGCCGCCGCCACGCCATCGCCGGTTCTGCGAATGAAGTCCTTTAGCGTCTCATCGCTCATTGTTCGCTCCTACGCGGTGACGGCGTGTTTGAGGAAATCGTCCAAATTGATGGGCTTATTCGGCTGCGGGTTGCGGCTCATGAGCATCACCGCATTGAACGAAGCGACCAGAGGGTCGATCTTCGCCTTGCCTGCAGCCTGTTTCGTGATCAGCACGGCGTTACCCTTCTGCTCGGCCTTCGCGTTGCCGACGCACCACGCCATCATTTCTTGGCCGGAATGCCAGAGCGTGCCGTCCTTCAGCTTCCGTTCCATACCCCACACGGCGCCCGAGAGCCGGTAGCCTTGCGATATGCCGACGACTTGTTCGTCTGCGATACCGCGCGCCGCGAGCTCGTCGACCATCGCGGCAACGCCCTGCGGATCCAAGCCGACTCCGTGCTTTTCGGGGAAGAGTTGCGCATCGCGGATCCGCTCGCAGATGTCGGCGACCTCGCGCACGTCCTGCGTGGGATCTCCTTCGCAGAGCGTTAGCGTTCCGTCCTTTATGAAGTCCTGAAGCGTCGGAACGATTTCCTTACGCCGCTCGAAAACGTCTGTCTGAGCCCATGCGTGATTCCACAGCAGCCAGTCGCGCGTCTGCTTGCAGCGGCCAATCACCGCAAGCCCGAGAAGATCGTCAAGCCCGCCGCCGTCGATACCGACCACCGCCACTTCCGAGCGCTCGATTAGTTCATCGAGCGTCAGCACCTGGTCGCCAGCGTCGAGCCAGTATTTCGCACCGGCCCAGGCGTCGCCCGAGAGCGCAAGCCCGATTTCCACGTTGAGGTGTTGCGACGCGAACAGCGCCAATGCAGCGGGCCCAGCGCTTTCGGCCTTGGTGAGTTCGCGCTCGAGGAACTCTCGCCGAACGCTTCGCCCCATGTTCGGATTGACGAGCGGCCACGTCGCCGGGTTCTTCCACCCGCTGTTCTCGACAGCCCTACGCGGCAATTCGTAAATGATCGGCAGCAGCGGCAGCTTGATCTTGCCGTCTCGCACCGCGCGCGCCGTCTCAAGCTCCTGCTTGAACACTCCGGCCGGCGTTTCTTTGGATTCCGTCGTGACCTGGAACAGAAACCCGTCCGGCCGCTTCCCGAGCGCGCCGCGGAGTTCGAGGAACACCGCGTCCGCGTTGTGGTGCTTCGCGAACAGGTGCGTCTCGTCGATCATCGTGCCGACTTGCTTGCCGCCCGTGATCACATCGGTGTCGGCAGCCTTGATCTGTAGCGTCGCCCCGGTGCGCAGATGCGTGATCAGCCGAAGGTGCCGCTGAGCCCGAAACAGCTTCACGAGTTCGCTGTCGAGCCGGATAATTCCTTCTGCCTGCTTAAAGGCGATGTCGGCGATTTCCTTCGTCGGCGCCACAAGCATGAACTCGCCCTGCGGACGGCGGTTCACGATGAGCGCGACCACCATGATCGCACCGCCATTCGACGTCTTGGCGTTGCCCTTCGGTATGACCTGGAAGAACTCCTGGATCATCCGCACGTTTGTT